ATTCCTTCTTGATTGGTCGCCCTCATCAAAGTTCGTAGGTTTACCGTCAAGAGCAAACAACTCTTTAAAATGAACGATGTAGTATTTTCCCTGCTTATGCAGAATATGACAACTCTGATATAGAGTCCTGTCTTTGCGAGATGCTATGCCAATACGAGTAAGAGTTTCTCGTACTTTTAGAAAGTCATCTTCATTAGTTAATCTCACTTCAACCATTGTTGACAAATCCACCATTATTCGTACCGCCTTTAGAAAACGAATGTTTTATTGTTGTTATATCGTCTTGTGAAAGTAGGTCGATGATATCGTTAGCTTTGTCATAACTATACCCAAAGTATTCCATGACCGCTGTCAAATCATCATTACGCTCACTCTTCGCCCATTTGGCAAATCTTTTTCTTTTACGGATACTATTTAGTAAAAACTCATATTGGAGTTTTTTGTCCACATGGTGGCGTTGGTTCATCTCATTAGCAAGCTGCACTGTATCGATAAACTGAGATAGACCTTTGTTTACAATATACGATACATATGCCTTCTCGTCCTGCTCTGTGAGCATGACGTTCTCTTTTGTAAAGTTGATGCTGTTTATAAAGTCAAAAGGATTCATAACAAATGTGTCATTACAAAGTTAGCAATAATAGCGAAACAAGTAATGATGTGTAAACAGACCCAGAAAGTCCTAACAATAGCAACCCTATCTGCTCGTGTATCTTCTTCGTATGCCTTTGATCCAATAGCCTTACACCAATAACCCCATACAGAAGTTTTACGTTGTTTGCGAAGTTCTTCTGCAGCCTCGTATATAGTACTCATTGCCACTCCACATCCATCATTAGTTCAGTAAAACATGCTACGTTGTTAATTTCATGATCAGCAACAAAAGCAGACTTATATTGGTAATCTGCAAGAGTAACAACCAACTGAGGAATTCCTTGAGGTTTGACATGCGTTGATGCACTGTCGTAAATCTTTCGGAATAGTGTTGAAGATTCGATATCATTGTTTTGCGCAACCCATTTTCTCATCTCCTCAAACTTCTTGTTCTTTAGAAGTGTAATGAGCTCATCAATGTTAGAGTCTTTATTGACAAAGATACCCGTATCAATCTTCCCAGTAGCACTATATCTCTGCAGTTCGTTCAATACTCGTCTGAAGTCTGGGAAATACTTCTGAATCACATCAGCAACAACTTTCTTATCGTATTCGACATTTTCACCATCCAAGATAGTGCAAACACGTTTAAAGAAGTCTGTAGCCATCTTAACCTTAGACTCTTTAGGAATAGTAAAGTCTATCACACTACAACGAGATTGTAAGGGTTCGATGATCCGGTTCTTGAAGTTACAAGTAAGAATGAATCCACAATTCTTACTAAACTCTTCCATAAAGTTGCGAAGAGCTGGTTGAGTCGATTGTGCATTCAAATAGTCTGCCTCATCCAATATCACATACTTGCGGGAAGAGGAGAATGATATTGTTGAGGCGAAGTCTTTAATTTCTGTACGGAGAGTATCGATATTGCCATTCATCGATCCGTTGATGACGATGTAGTCACAATCAAGCTCTTCAAGCATCGCCTTAGCGACAGTTGTTTTTCCAATGCCTGGACCGCCGGACAAGAGGAGGTTTGGCACTTGTCCGTTGTCGACGAACACCTGTAAAGTTTCCCGCAGACCGGTCGGGAGGATTGTCTCCCGAACAGTCTTTGGCCTATATTTTTCAACCCACAAAAAATCATCTTTCATAATATACCATAATATTGTTTATGTTGGAGACGTATTATCCTCTAATTTTTTTTCCAGTTGGGCAACCTTTTGTTGCAGTTTACGAATCATTTCTCTGAGGTTATAAAAGTCTCTTTCTGACATAAAGTCCCCTTTGCTGAGGAAACTAGTCTGGCTTCTCGTTAATCAATCGACCAAACCTGTTTCGTTTTTGTTTGACCGGAAAAGATGCAAACTTAAAGTCCGGGGGAGGACTTGGAATACACTTGTCCGCATAAGAGAGATCTCTAGTACGCGTACCTGTAACAGCTACGTTACGTTTACGCTTAGTCGCCCTTACACAACTATGTATCTGTTTATTGAAGTAGCGATCGCTGCATTCTACACCGTCCTTGATGTAAAATACCTCGACCACAAAACCATCACACTCATTCATAATAAATTCCTCAGTAATATCTAAGGATACATTAACTTTGGAGATAAGTCAAGACATTTTCTGGTGCTGTTTCACCATATGGATCACTATCAGCATTATCACAACGACCTGGTTCTTCAAACCACTTCTCTACAACACCATCGCGAACAACCATGGCATAACGCCAACTCCGAGGACCAAACCCAAGATTAGACTTGTCAACAAGCATACCGATTTGACGAGTAAACTCTCCGTTCCCATCCGGAATAAATTTAATCTTTTTAACACCTTGATCGATCATCCATTTTCTCATAACAAAAGTATCATTGACGGATATAACATATACTTCATCAACGCCCGTAGCTAAGATATCATCATAGCTCGCTTCAAACCCGGGTACTTGATATGTTGAACAAGTTGGCGTAAATGCACCTGGCAGTGAAAATACAACAACACGTTTGCCTCCAAAAACTTCTTTACACGTAACATCTTGCCACTTGAATGGATTGTCTCCTCCAATTGACTCATCACGTACACGCGTACGGAATGTCACGTTGGGTACGCATATTCTTTCTTTCATCAAAATACCTCTTGATATAATGTTTCAAACTCTTCCTGAGTCGCCACTTCTTCTGAGAAGTTTTGCTTGTGATATGCTCTCGCCATCTTGCGTAGAACCTTCTTATCAATCTCATGTTCTTCATTAGCATCTTTGATAATCTCTTTAATTAGATCTCGCTCTGCATCCATACGGGTCATAGAGTTAGAGATCTCTTGGATAGCCTTTTTCAACTTTTCTTTGTCCATTTCAATTTCCTAATTTAATTCCCAAAAATTGACTCATCGAATACCTACCAGAATTTTCTTTTTTTGATAACATTTTCACCGGCGTAACCTCATGAGGTGTCATAGAAGAAAGTACTACGCATCTGTTATGTTTACACTCAACTTTTACTTTCTCTCCTAATATCAAATCTCCTCCTTCAAAATTTTTTGGGTCATGATAGAACCACGTGATTGCAGTAATTACAGCACCATCTACATGAGTCTTATAGAGATCACCATCCTCATAGTAACTCACTAATGTATTATCCATGTTAGACCACGGAATGTACCTAAAAAAATCATTGTGCTCCAACAAACAATTAACTACATCTTTATCGAATAGCTTTCTATTGTAACTCAAAACCATCGATTTATCACGGTAATTTTGAAAAAAATCATCCACAAATAAATTTTTGTTTTTCTTCCACTGGTTACCAGACCTTATAATATCTTCTGTTTTTACTTGGCCTGTTTCATCGTTTAACAATGAAGATAACTCATTTAGCATATCTTCACATTGATAATTATCATAAAAATTATCGATAATAGCATATGGAAGACCGTTTATGGATTTAACATGTATTTCCATTTTTTACTTGCTATAAAGTTAACAACGACACAAAGGTATCGTGTGGTGATCCATTATTCACCACCATAAGACGATGTTCCTTCATTAGCAATAAAATAAGTCATTGATCCGTCACTAAGAATAAACTTAGACATCTTCTTAGATGAGATCGTCACATCATATGTGCCTGCAATCAATTTGAGATTGTCGACATTGAATACCATCTTAAATCGCTTGTCAGTCTTACCAACTTCATAAGCAAAGTCATGACCAGTAGTGTTCTTCGTATTTGTAGTAGCTAGCTTGATGATAGAACCATCACCTTGTACTACAATCTCAGGCAGCTTCATTACACCAGCTGCTTGTAGAACATGACGTAGAACTTTGTCGCCCAGTGTGAACTTGATAGGTTCGTCTGGTAATTGTATGGTGTTCTCTGGTGGCACTGTTACCATAGACTTCTCAGCATAGAAGTAGTGTGATGACGCAGAAGCATCGTCACTGATCTTGACATAGTAAGTATCAAAATCAAAGTCTGGGTTATCAAACAAACTTACTACACCAAGAAACTCACTTAGGTCATAAAAACAGAACTCCCTTGGAAACTCTTCTTGTACTGTCGCCTCAGCCATAATAGTCTTGTTCTGAGAGATCGTACGGATCTTGTTACCCTTCTGGACAAACAGAGTTGGATTGATCGAAGAAAAGTTCTTTAGGATCTGAAATGTTCTCGGTGTTATCTTCATTTCTTACTCTTCAATTTACTTGTATCTACGGTAGCGCTTGCACCGACCTGGGCAAGGTCAATCAACGAGCCCCCGAAGAAATATGAACCCATATGCGATGTACGCATCCATGGACATAACCAAACTTTGACGCCGGCCTTACGAGCCCACTGACAGAACATGTAGTCTTCTGATAGATAACGGTTAGACTCTTCATCAATTACCGTATCAAAGTATGCCGTAATCTGACGTGATCCATCGAAGTGCTTAGTACGAACATGATCAGGAGTATACTTCTGTTCTGGGTATGCTTCGTCAAATTTATCAAAAGCTCGACGAAGGATCATCATGAAGCCTGTGCCGCCTTCTAGTACTTCAACAGGATCACTGAGTACCATCTGTCCTTGATCTGGAGCTGGATTAAATACAAAGTCACCTACAAATCGCTCTAGAGTGTTAGGATCATCGTCCGCAAACCCACGATCTACAGCATCCTTGATCTTCTCCCAAGCAATTGTCTTCTTAGGATATGGAGCACACATAATATCATACTCACTATCTTCATCTTGCAACGCTAACATTGCAATCACATCATTGGAATCAAAACCAATGTCGCTATCGAGGAATAACATGTGCGTACAGTCAGAACGCATAAACTCATCTACAAGATAGTTACGAGCTCGGGTAATTAACGATTCATTAAACAGGTAGAAGAAGCGAACTTCAATACCATACTTTGCACACATCAATGCTAGGTCGGTACACGCCTTCGTATACGTACCAGCACACATTCCACCATACATTGGTGTCGCTACAAATAGTTTACGTTTTTGTAGCTCGCTGATTTGAATTTCAACTTCCACTCTTATACTCCATACTTCTCATCATGTTC